AGAAGCTTCGGGCGCAAGAACGGCAAGACCTCGCTGGCTGCGTTTCTGCTGCTGCTGCATCTAGTCGGCTACGAAAAGCGGTATAATTCGCAGCTGTTCAGCGCGGCCACGTCGCGCGATCAGGCGGCGCTTATCTTCAACCTAGCGGCCAAGATCGTCCGCATGTCGCCGGACTTGCAGCAGGCAGTCGTTATTCGCGACACGGCCAAGCAGCTGTACTGCCCGCAGCTCGGCACGCTGTATCGGGCGCTGTCGGCAGAAGCCTCGACGGCTATGGGCTTGTCGCCTGTGTTCATCGTTCATGACGAGCTAGGGCAGGTGCGCGGGCCGCGCAGCGAGCTGTACGAGGCGCTGGAGACGGCGACCGGCGCTCAGGAAAACCCGCTATCGGTGATCATCAGCACGCAGGCGCCGACCGACAACGATCTGCTCTCGATCCTGATCGATGATGCCAAGGCCAAATACGACCCGCATGTCGTGCTGTCGCTGTACACCGCTGACCCTGATGACGATGCGTTCGCCGAGAAAACGATCAAGAAGGCCAATCCGGCCTTTGGGGACTTTCTAAACCCGACGGAAGTGAAGGCGATGGCGGCCGACGCCAAGCGCATGCCGAGCCGCGAGCCGGAATATCGCAATCTGGTGCTGAACCAGCGAGTGGATGCCAGCACGCCGTTCATGGCCCGCTCGCTATGGGCGACGTGCAACGCCACGCCAAAGCCGATCACTGACGTTCCGGTCTATGCCGGACTCGACCTGTCGTCGGTCGCCGACCTGACCGCATTCATCATGGTCGGCAAGGTCGACGGCGTGTGGCAAGTGTGGCCCAAGTTCTGGCTGCCGGCCGATGGCCTGCGTGACAAGGCGAAGCAAGACCGAGTGCCGTACGACGAATGGGCGAAGGATAAGCTGCTGTTGACCGCCCCCGGCAAAAGCGTGGACTACGAGTATGTCGCCCAGGTGCTGTTCGCGGATTTCGGAAAGTATGACATTCGCAAGATCGGGTTCGACCTGTGGAATATGCGCAGCTTGATGCCGTGGCTGCTGTATGCCGGATTTAGCGAGGCTCAGATCGCCGACAAGTTCGTGGAGTTTGGACAGGGGTTTCGCTCCATGTCGCCCGCGCTACGCACGCTGGAGAGTGAAATTCTGAACGCGAGGATCGCACACGGCGATCACCCGGTCCTGACCATGTGCGCGGCCAATGCCGTGGTACAGACCGATCCGGCTGGCAACCGTAAGCTGACCAAGGCGAAGAGCGTAGGGCGGATTGACGGAATGGTGGCGCTGGCTATGGCTTTCGGTGCCATGCCGGAGGCCGAGACGCAGCCGCGCAAGTTCGATATGATGTTCATCTAGGAGGCCCGAATGGACCTGATCTCGCTGCTGGTCTACATCCTTGTTCTCGGATTGATCTGCTGGCTGGTATTGTGGGTGCTAGGTCAATTCCCCTTGCCTCAACCGTTTGCTACCGTCTTGCGCGTAGTAGTGGTAGTGGTATTCGTGCTCATACTCATCAGGCTGCTGATGGGACTGACCGGCACGCATCTAGCGATACCGTGAAAGGAGAGCCTCTATGGCAAAAGCCATCACTGCAACCGATCTGGCTATCGACAAGGCGATCACCGATGCCATCAAAACGTTTCTGGCATCTTATAACCAGACCAAGTTGGCTGCCGATACCGGCACTTGGGACTGGTCGAAGGCCGAGCGCAATTTTGTCCGTCGCATGGTTGCCAAGAACAAGCGTGGCAATACCGGCTTCCGAGGCGATATCCCGGCGACATTGCCGTAATGCCTACGCCCCATCCTAGCGACGAAACGCGCGAGGAATGGATGGGCCGCTGCATTCCCGTCGTGTTAGATGACGGGACTGCAGCTGACTCCGATCAGGCCGTAGCGGTCTGCTCGTCTATGTGGGATGATGCCACGAAAGGTGACACCATGAACCGAGCCTACGCGCTGCTCACGGTCAAGGCCGTGCAGGATGACAGGCGCATCATCACCGGCATCGCCACCACGCCCTCGCCGGACCGGGTGGGCGATATCGTGGAACCGCTAGGCGTCAAGTTCAACAACCCGATGCCGCTCCTACACCAGCACAAGGCCGAGCTGCCGGTCGGCACGGTCACGTTTCAGAGGCCGACCAAAGACGGCATCAAGTTCGAGGCTCGTCTGCCCAATATCGAGGTCGATGGTCCGTTAAAGGACCGCGTCGATATGGCGTGGCAGGAGATCAAGGCCGGACTGGTGCGCGGCGTGTCGATCGGCTTCCGCTCCCTGGAAGCCTCGATGATGGAAGATGGCGGCATTCACTTCTTAGGCATCGAAGTGATGGAAATGTCACTGGTGACTATCCCGGCCAATGCCGATACGGTCATCCAGACTATCAAGCAATACGACGTTGGCTTACCCGCGTTAGGGGCAGCAGCCAGCGGCGAGACGACCCTCCCGGCGTCACGGGAAAAACCCCTACAACCCAAGACACCGAGGAAGATCAAGATGAGATCCTATAGCGAACAGATCGCTGCCTTCGAAAAGCAGCGTGAGGAAAAGCAGGCCAAGATGGCCGAGATCCAGGCCAAGGCGGCCGAGGAAGGCCGTTCCAAGGACGAGAGCGAGAAGGAGGAGTTCGATACCCTGCGTGACGAGATCAAGGCGCTGGAGATCGAGATCACCGACTTGCAGGAGATGGAACGCATGGCCAAGGCGACCGTGAAGGCGGTCGATGCCCGGACGCCGGAGGAGGGCAGCCAATCCCGCCAGCCTCACATCGTGGTGCGCGAGTGCCCCGGCCTGCCAAAGGGCATTGCCTTCGCCCGCATGGCCCGCTGCAAGGGCTTGGCTAAGATCGAAGGCGGTACGGCGCTGGACGTCGCCAAGTCCATGTATCCGGACCATACCGAGCTGCATGCCGCTCTGCTGCCTTCGTATCAGAAGACGGCGGTGGCCGCTGCCACTACCACGGTGACGGCATGGGCGGGGGCTCTGGTCAACGTGTCCAGCATCGCGGCTGACTTCGTTGAGTATCTCCGGCCGATGACGATCATCGGTCAGTTCGGCAATAACGGCATTCCGTCGCTGAGAAGGGTGCCGTTCCGCACCATCCTGGCCAGCCAAACCGCAGGCACGACGGGGTACTGGGTTGGCGAGGGGCAGCCCAAGCCGGTGAGCAAGCCGACGTTCACGTCCACCTCGCTCACGCCGTACAAGGCAGCGGCCATCGCCGTGGCCACCATGGAGCTGCTCCGCGACTCCAACCCGAGTGCCGAGGCGATCATCCGCGACGATATCGCCAAGGCGGTTGCCGCCAAGATCGACGGCGACTTTCTCGATCCGCAGAAGGGCTTGGAAACCAACGTCTCGCCTGCCTCGATCTCGAACGGCCTTACGCCGATCAATTCGAGCGGACGTGACGCCGACTCGGTGCGCGCCGATATCGTGTCGGCCATGGCCGCGTATCTCGCTGTGAACAACACGCCGAGCACTGGCGTGTGGGTCATGTCGGCCGTGACGGCTCTGCAGCTGTCGTTGCTGACAACCGCTCTGGGCCAGCCCGAGTTTCCGGGTATGGCTATGACCGGTGGGCGACTGCAAGGCTTGCCGGTGATCACCTCGGAGTTCCTGGCGTATACCGAGGACTCGCCGACTACCGGCCGTGACGTGTTCCTAGTCAATGCCTCGGATATCTGGTTTGCCGACGATGGCGGCATCGACGTGTCGATGTCTACGGAGGCTAGCTTGCAGATGGACGATGCTCCGACCAATGCTTCCGGGCCAACGGTCGCAGCTACGTCTCTAGTGTCGATGTGGCAGACAAATTCCGTGGCCTTTCGCGCGGAACGTACTGTCTCGTGGGCGCGGAGGCGCAGTGAGGCCGTGCAGTATCTGGCACAGGTAGAATGGGGTGAGGCTAGTGGTGTGAACGTCTAACTGCCATCGCGCAGCTGGCAGTTAAACTAGGGGCCGGTCTGTGGGTGTTCCGTCAAAATGGCACCCCCACCGAGGCACTTGCGGATCGGTCCCGCCCTCTCTCGAAAGGAGACAGACTGATGACCAAAGTGAGAGTGCTGAAAGCAGGCGGCTTTAGCGGCAAGAAGTTCAACGTAGGCGACGTGGTAAACGTCAAGTCTACTCTGGCTGGCATTCTGCAAGCGGACGGCCGTGCTGAGATCGTGGACGATCAAGTCCCGCCGACCACCAAGAGCAGGGCCGGGGCATCCCGGACAGGTGCCGGTGGAGCGCGGAGGCGTGGTGCCGCATGACCAAGATGCGGCTGCTCAAGCCCCATTGGCGGTACAACAAGCAGGTCTTGCAGGCTGGCGATATCTTCGATGCGCTGGCCAAGGACGTGAAAGTGATCGAGCTCTCCAGGATCGCCGTGAGGGAGGAGGATGCCGTGGCATCAGCAGCAAAGAAAAAGCGCGGGCGGCCAGCCGGGTCGATCCAGAAGGCCGGTCAGCGCAAGACCATCAGTGCCAAAGCCAAGCCCACCCGCAAGGGCCGCTATCAACGCCGGGACATGCAGGCGGAAAAGTAAATGCGCATCCTGGGCTACGAGATCGGGCGCAATACGCAGCTTGCGTTGACGACCAAGGTGCGCCCGGCCTCGTTGTCCACGGCCAATACCGTATCGTCCGTCTCGGACCGGGGCTGGTGGCGCATCCTGGAGAGCTTCTCGGGGGCATGGCAGCGCAACGTCGAGATCGACTGGAACAACGTCACCAGCCACTTCGCCGTGTTCAGCTGCATGACGCTGATCGCGGGCGATATCTCCAAGCTTGGCGCCCCTCTGTTCAAGCGGCTGGTCAACGGGATCTGGGAGGAGGCCAAGTCGCCCGCCTACGATCCGGTGCTGCGGGAGCCGAACCAGTATCAGACGCCTAACCAGTTCTGGGAAAGCTGGGTGCTGTCCAAGCTATGGAAGGGCAATACCTACGTCCTGAAGGGGCGGGACGACCGCCGTGTAGTGACGCAGCTATGGGTGCTCGATCCGTGCAACGTCACGGTGCTGGTGTCGGACTTCGGCGACGTATTTTATCGAGTCTCACAGGACAATTTGTCGGGCATCCGTACGGCCTCGTTCGTGTATCCGGCCAGCGAGATCATCCACGACCGGATGAACCCTCTGTTTCACCCGCTGGTCGGCATCTCTCCGCTGTACGCGGCTGCCCTGTCGGCACAGCTCGGGCTGAATATCCAGAACAACTCGGCGATCTTCAACCAGAACCGGTCCATACCCGGCGGCATCATCACCACGCCGAACACCATCCCCCAGGAAACGGCCGAGCGTCTGAAGCGGGAATGGGAAAGCCGCTATGGAGCTGGCGGCGACAATGCCGGGAAGACGGCGGTGCTTGGCGACGGCTTGGAGTTCAAGCCGATGGCCATGACGGCATCGGACAGCCAGCTGGTGGAGCTGGCTAAGGCCTCGGCGGAGTGGGTGTGCTCGGCGTTCCATGTGCCGCCGTACAAAGTGGGCGTGGGGGCCGTGCCGGGGGTGTCCAACGTGCAGGCGCTCAATC